CGCCGTCGGTGGTCGAGACGTAGAGGGTCGTTGCGGCGTTCTGGGTCGCGTTGTTCAGCCGCACGAGGCCAGCCCCCGGATTGGCGTCGGCCGTGGTCGTGCTGAACCCGTACCTCAGGGCCAGACCCACAGCACCGGCGGTCGCCTGGGCCTCAGCGGCCTTGGTCGTCGCCGTGGTGGCCGAGGACGCCGCCGCGGTCTGTTTCGCCAGGAGGTCGGCGACCCCATCGGACAGCAAGGGCAGGAGCCAATCCCGAAACCCGCCGTTCCGCATGTCCTTCGGGGTGGTGCCGTCGTCGCTGTAAGTATTTCCGTTGACTGTTACTTGGGTCATAGTACCTCGCGGACTGAAATCGGCACCCGGCTGACGCCAAAAGCGGCGTACGACATCAGGCCGGGATCAACGTTCCGGGCCAAAAATGCTTCGCGGATCAAATGCGTTGTTGACTGAGGGTTCAGGACCCAGAGGAACGGCGTGTCCAGGTCAAGTTGACGCTGGGCCTCAAAGGCCCGCGACATCGCCTCATCATTGGGCAGATAGCCAATCTGACCTTTAAACACGCGTCCTTTGGCCCGGCGGTCGAAATATTCGGACCCGCCCAGGGCTTCGGTGGATTGGGTCCGGAACTGGAACCCGTATTCGGCCCCGTAATCAGGGTTCAGGCTGACTTGCCACCCCTGGGCAACCTCGAACAGGCCGCACTCGACGTAGCCGTCGGCATTGGTCGTGTCCTGGAATTCGACCCGGATCCCACGGGCCACATAGAGGCCGTCAAGCCAGATCGGCCGCGTCCACCGGTACCCGGTCAATTCCTCCGGGGAATACTTGAGTGTCCACCACCGGTCGTCTTCCCATTCGAGGGACCCGAAGGTGAAAACCTCTGGCCATACCTCAACCCACCCCGAATCATAGACGGTGGTGGTCAGGCCGAAGTCGCTGTACAGCCTGACCCGCATGGTCGCGTCCAGGGACAGGTTGTGGCCGACCAAGCCGAGCAAACGGACCGGCCGGGCCTTGTCGAGCGTGACCGCGAATTTCGTATTGGCCGTCGTGGCGTCGGCCGACCGCCACACCCGCGAAACCGGGAGGGAGCCCAGGTTGGTGACCGGGTACAAGGCGGCAGCCGTGCCGCCGTCTGCCGCGAAGGTCGAGACACCGGTCCAGCGGGGAAAACCGATGACGGCATTTGAAGCATTGGTCATCGTCTATCCCCAAAGATCCATGTCGAGCACGGACGCCGCGGCGTCGTAGCCCAGCCCGGTCACGCGGAAGAGCTTTCCGGCCGAGTACCCAAAGCGGTTGATCTGCACGGAGACCACGTCCCCGAGGTCGATCAGGCCGGCCACGTCTGGGCCGAACTTCACAGAAACCTTCAGGCGGTCGCGTCGCGTCTTGTGCAGGGTCAGGAGCCGGTCGGCTTCCGCCTGGGCGGCGGTCGGATCGACGATCAGCGATTCGAATTCCAGGGCCTCGGCCAGGAGGTGCGGGACCTGGACCGCGGTGTCGGTGCTGACGACGGTGCGGAATTCTTCCGCCAGCCACGCCCGGCGGGCCGCGGTCACCGACCCAGCCAGATCGTTCGCCTGGGTGGTCCAGTTCTTCCCGTACGACAGGGTGACCCGGTACGCCGGGACACCCCGGCCGGTGTCGTTCGAGGCCACCCGCTCCAACGACAGGATGTCGCCGTCGCTGGCCGTGGTCGCCATCTGCCCGAAGGACTTCAGCGTGACGACCGGCGACCCCGAGGGTGCCTCAAAACGGCGGATGCGGAACCGGCCTTGCCGGTCGAAGCCCCACCACGCCCCGACGCTGGCGGCCAGTTGGTCGAGGACTTCCCGGATGTTGGTGTGGTCCGCGACCCAGACCCCGACCTCGGCCGGGTTGGCCGCGTCCAGGGCGGTTATGTCGCTGGTCACCACGTCGGCCAGGGCGATACCGCCCGGCCCGGTCACGATGGCCTTGACGATCTGCCCGACGGTGCAGGCCGCCGCGGTTGAGCCCTGGACCACATCGGCCGTGATCTGGCCAGACGGCGACGAACCAAGGCGGAAATACCCGCCTGCCGGCCATACCCGGTAGTTGCCCGCGGCGGGGCTGTTGACCTCCATGTCGGCTTGGCTGGTGTAGTCGGCCCCGCGGGTCAGGCTGACGCCGCGGTCGTAGCAGGCCGGAACGTCCGAGACGGCCCCATCATTGACCTGATAGACAAGCCGGGATGTATTCACGGCCGGCGGGGCGACGTTGTAGACCCGCCCCCAGGCCAGCGGCTTGGGCTGGCCCTTGATGTCGTCGGCGGTGCCGTCCAGGCCACTCGGGAGGGAATTCGTCCCGCCGTACTTGTTGGCCTGGATGGCCTTGTCGAGTTCTTCCTGGCGGTCACGAATTCGGAAGGTGACCGCGTCCCAGGTATATTCCGCCTGCTCGACGGTGCCGGTCAGGACCGTAGTGAACGACCCATAGGCCGCACCGTCGTCGCCGATCCGCAGGACCACAGACCGGCCATCAAACCCCCAGTCGGCCAAGCCGTCCAGGTCGCCGTCCAGGTTGACCAGGACCAACTCGCCCCAGCCGATCCGGCTGGAGCCGCCCGTGGTACCGGTGGAAAAAATGTCTCGCCGGAAGTTGGCCGGCTGGCGAATTCGGGGCGAATAATACCCAGGGGCCGACGGGTTGTTGTACCCCTGGCCAGAGGAAAAACGAAGCGTCTGAACTGTCGTGCCGTCGTGGCCGGTGATTTCGGCCAAGTATATTGTGGTCAACTACGCGAGCCCTAGAAAGAAAACAGGGTCAGCTATTCCTGACTGACCCTGTATTTATCTTTCGGTGTTCATCAGGCGGCTTTGTCGAGCCGGCCCGTGCGTTCCATCGCAGCCAGACGGGCCTCGATGGCCGCCAGGGCCTCCAGGTTGCCGTCGCCGGCACCGGCGTTGACCCGGATTTGAGCCCGCAGGAGGGTGACCATTTCCCGCAGGAGGGCCTTGGTCTCGGGGTCGTCCCCCGTGGCGTTGGCCGCGAACTGCATGGACGGGCCATGGGGGAAGACGGTCTCGCCTCCGCGGAACCGCAGGAGTTCCGGCCCCTGTTCGCCCACCCAGGCCCAGCCGGCCGGAGCCGACGGGGTGCCGGTGGCAAACCCGCTGATCCGGTGCCCCGGGCCAAATTGATTCAGGACATCGCGAGCCGTCGCCTTAACCGAGTCGGACTGGTTGACAATCCAGGCTTGCCACTGGCCGGCCCCGAAGTTTCCGGCGTACCCGGTTTTTAGGGCCAACTGCATGTTGGCCGCCGCGTTGTCCGGGTTCAGCCCCCACTGACGCGGGGAGGACAGGATTTCCAGCCGGCGGTTTGCTTCCGCGTTGTCGTTGGCAATGCCATTCAGCGTGTTGGCCACGCTGGTCATGACCGTGACCTGATCCTTGGCCGCCCGGAGTTGCTGTTCCGCCAGGGACTCCGTGGAGGACAAGATCCCGGTGGCCTCGCTGAAGTCCGCGGCGAAGGCCGTCCCGCTGGCGTTGAACGACTTCGACGCGTCCAGCCACGCCCGGATGGCGTCGGGCAACTGGCCGGCCGCGGTGGGGTCGGTGCCGGCCCGGCTGGCGACATCGCGGGCCTGACGGGCCGCCTCGGCGTACCGCTGTTCCGGGCTGAGGGGCGACAGGTTGGGGTCGATCAGGAGGCCGAGCCGGGCGGACTTCATTGCGTCCCGGACACTCGTCCACTGATTTTCCGCCGCCTGGGCCGCCTGGAGGGCCGCCTGGGCAGTCTGGACCCAGGCCGCCTTGTTGTCATTGGCCGCCTGCTGGGTCACCTGGGACGAGGTTTGGAACGTCGAAGTCAAAACGTTGATCGCGGCGTTATACTGTTCCACGCTGATCCGGCCGGCCGTCAGGTTGTTGGCCAGACGCTGTTCGACATCTCGGGCGTTCTCGGCGGTCGGCCCGGAGAAGAATTCCTGGATCGACTTGGACAGGTTGGGGAACTTGGTAGCGTCAATCCCCAGGTTCTTGAGTGCGTCGGCGGCGGACAGGCGGTAATGCGGGTCGATC